GTCGCAACTCGCCACTCAGTGAGAAGCAGGCCGCGTACGTGAAACGTCACTTGACGTTGCTCGGTTTTCGGAGGACAACTGGGGAACTCCTATGCAAACTCAAGCTCCGGCAATCGTTGGAACTCGAGGAAGCGATACAGGCGGTAGTTACCGCACTGATCGCGACCCGCCCAGAGTGGTTTCTACTCCACTCGGGCGACAGGGCCATCATCATGCACATCGTGCGTAATGTGGTCAATTCCTGGTACACCAACCGGATGTTGGTGTGTCAGGATTGGAAGCAGTTCGTGACACATGTCAGGGCCACTGCTTTTTCGTATGAGACGGAAGAGTCACCGCCTCTACGCTACAACAACATGTTTAAGCATCTGCTTAAGCTGTCGAAACTCTCGGATGTATACCACAAACGTGGTGACAAGCTCGAGAGCTGGGAAGTGCGCCTAATTGGAACACTTTGCCAGACGCGCGTCCTCCCCTACTTAGCGGAGTCACGCGAACCCGCGGTCCGTGAATTCATGGAAACCGTGTGTGATCCAACACCTCCTAACCATGATGTGTTGGATAAAATGGTCGAAGCAGTGACCGATGTCTACTGCTTAGCCAGAAGCAGAGTTGGGAAATTCGACCAAGGGGTCGCCCATTTCTCTGTTACGAACTCGGGTGAGTACTCGCACCCGCGGTCGGAAGGAGGGCACGCGCAAGCAGTGCGCGAGGCCTTTGAAACGTGGGCCATGGAAGTCCCTGGCCACACGTACAGTGAGGATACACCATTCGGTGTAGCCCACTTTATAGCCGGATACCCTAGGTGGGCAACGGCTTTTAGACTGAAGATCCAAGATGGGTCGCCAGTCGTTCCGCCACTGGCCGAGATCGGCCGGTTCGGTGAATTAATGGACCAGAACAGCGAATTCGCTCCTGGAACCGGCATATTTGTCGGTCAGTTCCATTCTATCCGTGGGTTGGACAACGTGTCCAGCACACAGATCATCTACCTCGCCTGGAGATTTTCAGAGCGAGCAGTGCAGAGTGGCCAGACAACTGTCTGTAGAGCCACAATTAAGCCCGAGGCGGGTAATAAGGCCCGCGTCGTGACTGCAGGAGAATGGTGGATACAAGTCCTCCAGGCCCCCCTTGCACACGTACTCAGCAGCTTGCTGAGCGCGTACAAACCGTTGGAGGCGTGTTTTACACGCGCTCCCTCGACATGGCATCTGGCGAAGTATATCGCCAAGAAGCCATCTCCTGGCCTCTGGTACTATACCAGTGACCAGAAGAACGCCACGAACCGAATAGCATTCGATGTGGCGAGACGGCTGGTCGGCAAATTTGCCGAACTGGCCGGTTTGGAGTCGCAATACACCAGATTGGCGTTGTCGACCCTAGGCCCACGCCGGATCGAATTCACGATCGGAAGCGTGGTTGACGAGGTTACCACAAGTCGTGGGATCCTCATGGGAGAGCCGCTGGCCAAAGTGGTCTTGCTGCTCTTAAACGCCACCGCTGAAATGGCGGCGTACCGTGAGTGGTACCGAATTTCCGGTCCGGTCACGTATCGCGCCCCCGAACATATTTATGTTTGCGGGGGTGACGATTTTGTTGCGCGCGGAGATAAGGGCTACCTGGCCCTAATCCGGCGTAATATCCTCGAGGTGGGCAACCAGCTCAGCCCCGAGAAAGACGCGTTCGGTAAAGTAGCAATACACTACTGCGAACGCGTGCTGAACCTGTCCGCGGACAATTTAGCCAGGGACAAGTCGGATCCAGAGAGCCTATATGTCGACATTGTCAAACTAAGGCTACTGGTACGCAACGACTCGATCAAATTTGATCGAGACGAGGCGATAAACCCGGCGGTTGGGAAGGCTACCCAGCTCGCCGGTGACCTACGTTTTCACTCCCGGGACCGTCCCGGTTGGGTCAACGTCACCCGTAACCTGTTCATTCGGAACATGGGCGGGTATCTACCGAAGAAGCAAGACCATAAGGCCTATGCGTCGGTATTCCTCCCTCGTGAGCTCGGTGGCTGCGGCCTCGGCTTCAAGTGGGAGTTGGCCAAGTACGTCAATTCTGCGTACGGGTCCATTAGGAGGCTTGTCAACATTATGTTAACCGACCCCGACTACGTCACGAAGTGTGAGCTCATACTCCGTGACCTCTCCACGCTTACGAATATCCGTTCCAAGCGGGGAATAACCGTTAACGAGATCGACATGGAAATCGCGAACGGCTTCATCGATGACTTTACGGGTATGTACCCGAAAGCATCGAATAGCGAACTCACTGCGCAATATGCACAGGAGGACGCGTTCCTCACAAGGCGTGCTATTAAGGACGCCGGGTGGGTTTCTACGAAGGAGCTTCGGGAGAAGTTCGTCCGTAGTTCGTTGTTCCTTAGTCTAATGACTGTTGGCCCAACGACGCGACCCAAGCGGTATCAGCCGCCTTGGGTTACGCGATACAAACAGTGGGACCGCAAATGGTGGCCCGTACTGAAAGACTACCCGAACACACCAATTGGTGTGGATCAGGAGTCTCGTCTACGTGGCAAGCTTGCCAAGTTTGACGAGGAGATCTGGTTCAACCCGAAAGAATTCGGAGAGGAACTAGAACAGATATATACTGAATATTTTCAGTACATCGAAAGAGGTGTCGTAGCGGGGCGACCGTCAATGGTCGTCCCTTGGAGACAGTTGTTTCCCCACGGCACCGAGACTGACCTACACCCCTAACCCTAGGGTTGTTGGTTAGCAGATCAC